AGAGTATTGGCTAAGTTAGACGCCTCTTCCCCTAATCGCTTACTTGTCGGAGAGGAACTTGATGAAGAAAATTTTGATGCCTTGGAAGTTCGAGGGAGCGAGTTGCTGGGGCTTGGAGACGGATTATTTTTTCCCCGAGAAGAATTTGATAACGGAAGAAAACAAGAAAGCGAAAAAGATTTGTAATGGATGCGTATGGAAAACAGAATGTCTGACCTATGCGTTACATTACAAAGTAGTCGGCATTTGGGGTGGAACATCTACTAAAGAACGCGACAGAATGAGAAAAAAACTAAACATAATCGCCAAACCAATATCGAATGAAAGGCACATAGCATGACAGCAATAGCAATAGCAGGAAATCTAGCAAGCGACCCTGAGTTGCGCTTTACCCCTAACGGTAAAGCAATGGCAACTTTCACAATCATTTCTTCTAAATCACAAAAGAAACCTGATGGCACTTGGGAAAATACCGATGTCACTCCATGGTCAGTTAAGTGCTGGAACAAACTTGCTGAGAATGTAGCGGACTCTTTGAAAAAGGGAATGGGTGTAATCATCCAAGGGACGGCAGTTTGGGAATCTTGGGACGATAAAACCACGGGAGAGAAAAAAGGCAAGATGACCGTGACCGCTTTTAATGTCGGAGTGGACTTGAAGCGCCACATAGTTCAAGTGGTCGATGTTCGCCGTAATGCTGAGGGCGATACAGAAGTAGACCCTTGGAGCGCACCGACTTGGAAAAAGGAACCTGAAGCCCCTGAGTCGTTTCCTTTCTAACCCTGATGTAGTATTATTAGGGTTAATAAACTCTCGAAAGGGGTTGTAAATGGCTTGGACTGATTTCTTCACAAAGGAATTAGCAGGTGCGAAAGTAGTTGTTGATTCCAATGGCAAACCGTTTATCTCAAAAGAGATTGCTCTAAAAGAGTATATTGAGATTGAATTAAACATTCAGGAAAATGCTTTGCCTTACAACATCTACTTCCGTCGTTTTGATGCTATTGGTGGCGAACTAGAAAACCGTCTATTCGCTCAAGTTGGCGACAGAGAATTGGCTTTGAAATCGTCTTTGGATATTACTAACAAGAGACTTAACTCTTTTGAGTTTGTCCTAGACGGAGAATAAAAAGGCTAAATTCGCCTAGCGGTATAATCGACGGGTGTACGATAACCTTTCACCCAATAGTGAAGGTGTCGTGTCTGTTTTGGGGGCTTTTGCTATTCAAACTCACGAATTGTTTTCGGAGTTAGTACAGGCGGGATTCAACCAAGAACAGGCAATCGCAATCGTCGTCGGATTAGCAACCAAAGAGTAGAGGGTTAAATGGCTGAGAAAATAACGCCTGATTTACAAGAGTTCGGCTCTACTGGTCTGCGTCGTTCGGGCGGAACGATATTTGAAGAATTTTTAGTAAATCTCCGCGGACAACGCGGTGCAAGAATCTATCGAGAGATGGCGGACAACGACCCGACTATCGGCTCAATGTTATTCGCAATCGAAAAAGTTATTACTCGTCTTGAATGGCGCATCGACCCATACTCTGATAATTCTAAAGACGGAGAGATTTCTCCTGAAGATAAAGAAGTCGCGGCGTTCGTAGAATCTTGTTTACACGATATGAGTGAGTCTTGGGACTCTGCTCTATCTCAGATGCTTTCAATGTTGGTCTTTGGTTTTTCATATCACGAAATTGTTTACAAAGTCCGCGAGGGAGATAGCAAAGACCCTCAGCGTAAATCTAAATTCAATGATGGTCGTATCGGCTGGCGTAAAATGCCAATCCGCGCTCAAGAAACTTTATTCCGATGGATGATGGATGATGACGGCGGAATTCAAGGAATGGTTCAAGTAGACCCATCCTCGGGCGGTATCCACCACATTCCAATCGAGAAGTCTTTACTATTCCGTACCAGTTCACAAAAGAATAACCCTGAAGGTCGCTCTATCCTTCGTAACGCTTACCGTTCTTGGTATTTCAAGCGTCGTATTGAGGAAATCGAAGCAATCGGTATTGAGCGCGACCTAGCAGGTTTGCCAGTTGCTTATGTGCCACCTGAGTTTCTTTCATCTACTGCAACAGCCGAGCAAGCCTCAGTTCTAGCAACTATTCAAAACATCGTTACATCTATTAAGCGTAACGAGCAAGAAGGAATCGTCATGCCTTCTATGTATGACGACCAAGGACACAAAGTATTTGATTTAGTTCTTCTATCTTCAGGCGGTTCTCGTCAGTTTGATACAGACAAGATTATTCAGCGCTATGACCAAAGAATTGCTATGTCAATCCTTTCTGACTTTATTCTTCTTGGCTCTGACCGAGTTGGCTCTTATGCCCTTGGAACTTCCAAGATGGATTTGTGGTCAATGTCAGTTGATTCAATCGCTAAAAACATTGCTGAAGTAATTAACCAACACGCTATCCCACGCCTGTTAAAACTTAACGGCATGGATGTTTCTCGCGCTCCTTATCTAACATACGGTGAAGTAAGCCATGTTGATTTGAATGAGATTGCTGGATTCGTTGGTAACTTGGTTGCTTCAGGTGCAATAGTTCCTGACCCTAAGTTGGAAGAGTATCTACGCGACTTGGCTGGTCTGCCACCTGCCGAACACGATGGACAGAATTTTGGTATGCCTCCTATGCCTGAAGGTGAAGGAATTCCTCCTATGCCTGAAGAACCAACAACATCAGGCGAAGAAGAATTACCTCCTGCTCCTACTCAAACTGAGGCTCCGAAACTTCCTGAAGTTGGTTAGAGATGGCAATTCATTTTGCTAAGGCGCGAGAAAAGCGAGTCCCTCTAACACCTCAAGAGCAAGCCCTTGCTCGTACTTTGTACGACTCAATTCAGCGAGCCACGGACAAAATCTCTATGAGGCAACTTGAAAGTTTGCTTCGCAATATGAATCCCGAAACTTTAGAGCGCTTGCTTGAAACAATCACCATTGCCAATCAAAAGAAAATTCAGCAAAGCCTTTTAGCCTCTATTGACCTTGGCGGTAAAGAGGCGATTGAGCAGATTCAAAGCATTGCTCCAAAATTAGCCTTGCCAGCCTTCTTGCCTTCTAAGGTAAAGGTAGATAACAAACCTGCGATGGCTAACATGGAGTTCACCAAACTTCCAGCATGGGCGCAACCTAAGCCACCTAAAGTCGAATTTGTAATGTCTTTTGATAAGACAAACCCAAACTCTTTAGCCTTTGCTCAACGCCGTGCTGGAGAGTTGATAGTCTCGATTGATTCCCTTACCCGTAACTCAGTTCGTCAAGCAATCATTGATGCTTTCAACGAGCAATTAGATTACAGAGCAACAGCCCGAAGAATTAAAAATGTTGTAGGACTTCATCCTCAATGGGCAAAAGCAGTTACTAACTTTGAGAAGAAAGAGTTTGACCGTCTAGTTAAGAGCGGAATCAAAGAGGCAACCGCTCGCGCTCGCGCAATAGAACGCTCAACCCGTTATGCAGATTCTCTTAAGAGTAAAAGAGCAACGATGATTGCTCGTACAGAGATTCAAATTGCTCAGAACGAAGGACGCCAAGAGGGATGGAACCAAGCGGCTAAAGAAGGTTATGTAGATGTTGAAGCACAAAAGATGTGGGTCATTGCTCAAGATGAACGCACTTGCGATATTTGTTCTGAATTAGATGGCGAAATAGTTCCTTGGAATGAAACATTCTCCAGCGGTCATGAAACCCCAGGAAGAGTTCACCCTAATTGCCGTTGCACCATGGTAATTATTCCTCCCGATAGGCGCCGTAAATGAGTATCGAAATCGCTTTGCCTGTTGGATACAAACCAGTTTTCAAACACGGCGACCACGACCAGTCATCACACGGCTCATGGGCGCACGGGGTCGAGGTAGCCCCTGATGTGGTTCGCTCTGTCCTTGATAGGGTCAAGGAGAATGGCGGTCTCTCAGTAAGCCTCAAGGACGGTTCTGAGCCTACTAAGGGCTTTATGGTTGCCAAGGGCAAGAAGTACGCGGCGATTGTCAAGGCTGATGACTTCTTCGATGAGAGTAAAGGCGCCGAGATTCTTTCTTCATACATGAAACAACATAAATCCGACCTAGCAACTGGGAAAAACTTCCTCGGTTTATGGCATAATCAGGATGACGGACAGGTCTATCTTGATGTATCGGAAAACATCATGGATGAAGGAGAGGCTACTGCCCGTGGTCGTGACCGCGACCAAATCTCAATTTGGGATGTAGCAAACTTCAAAGAAGTAGAAACAGGAGGAACAGGTGGCATCGAAAAAACTCGAAGCAGTAGAACTGCCCGATATGTCGAACATGACGGACGAGCAGATAGACGCTTACGCCAAAGAAATTTGGGCGAAGTTAGCAAAACCCTCAAAGTAATTTATTTTGACTTCGGGTTAAAACCCGTATTCAAACATGGTGAACACGACCAGTCCGAGCATGGAAACTGGGCTAGAGGTTTTACCGAGGATGAAATTGGTCGCATTGAAGAGATGCGTGGTCTCGGTCCATCTTTAGAGGATTTAGATAATGTTCTAAAAGGTGACACGGAATATAGTGATGAACAATTAAAACTTACTGTTGAAAATGATTCTGACCTTTATGCTGATGCAACTCAAGGAATCGATGAAAGAGTCGAAGAGGCTTTTCAAGAGGCTAAGTATGAGTACGAGGACCAAGCGGCTAACGATAAAGCGAATGAAGATTTAAGAAATCGCCTATATGAAAAAATTCAAGATGAAATGGTTAGTGAATATGTAGAGGCTCAAAGAGATACATTGAATGAATATGAAAGAGTTAATTCAGGAGATACTGGTCAAGACCCTGAAGAATTAGTACCATTCTTTCAAGAAGTCTATGGAGTTAGCCATACTGGAACTAATCCTGATGGACAAGAGGTAACTCTTAATACAAACATTGGTCAAGTATTTCGAGATGGCAATAGCATTTATGTGCGTGGAGATATTACCGATGAAGAGGGCAACATGGTTGGTGAAGTATCTCGGCGCTTCTTTCAAAAAGATGGAGTATGGAATGTTGAGCATGAAGTCTTAGCAATTCCCGACCCAACTTATCAAGGAACAGGTTTTGGTAAAGCAATTATTGAACAATCAGAGGCTTGGTACACAGCCCGAGGTATGGGATATATCGAGGTTGGTACAGCATGGGATGGCGCTCGCCATTGGGCGCGAGCAGGTTATGACTGGAAGCCTGACCGAGTTGCTGACAACTTACAAACGATTGCTAACAATGTTGAATATGTAGATGGATTTGAACGAGGCACTCCAGCAAGAGCAGAATTTGACGCTTTAATGAGTAGAGCAACCGACGGCTACAACCCAACATTTTCTGATGAAAGCGGTAACGAATATCCTGCTTGGGATTCAGTTAAAAGCATGAAAGAAGATGGTTTCCCACTACCCGCTGAATTCGCAAACATTGGTTATACAAAGGGTGCAACAGAGTGGGCTGGTAGAAGTTTGATGTATGACTTGAGATTAAAGTACACAAAATCA